GAGTATACATTATTTTACCAAATTTTACAAGGAAAGGAGTGAAGAGAGATGTTTAAACAAATTGATTTAATAATAAAAAACAATGAACTAAAAAAAGAAAGCTTAGCAGTAAGCAAAATAAATCAAAACTTAAATCAAGAATTACAAAGAACTAAATTTTGTAAACAAGAGTCAATTAACTTTTTAAATAATACAATAAGAGATTTACTAAATTTACAAGATGTAAACAACTTGGGTGTATCAGAAGAAGATAAAAATAAACATAGAAACATTATTATAAATGCTTTAGTAGAAAATTGTTTAGACAAAATAAACGAGCTATCTAGCACCGACAAAAGCTTTAGATAACTCAAAAATAAGAATATATATAAACTCATATCTGTTTCTATTTTATCACAAAGAGGCAGATATGTAAAGGAGGAAAAATGGATTTACAAAGAAAATATGACGAACTAGACGAAATAGTTAGTTCTATAAATTTATTAATAGATGAAATAGATGATCAAGATTACATAGATGATTTAAATGAAATTAAATACAGAGCACAAGATGAATTAGAAGAAGTGCAAGAAAAAATACTAGAAGAAAATGAACGTGAAGAAAGAGAAATGAATCGTCAATTCGAAAGGAGTAGATTTTGATGAAATATGAAGATATTGAAAAAGTAAACACAGAAATAAAAAAGACAGATATAAAAGGAAAAAAGTATGCAGAAGTAAGTGAAAGAATACTAGCATTTAGAAAATTGAATCCAAATGGAAGGATTATAACAGAGATTATAGATAAAACGGATAATGATGTAACTATAAAAGCAACTATATTTGATGAAAATGAGAAAGAGCTAGCAACAGGTTTTGCAAGTGAAGTAAAAAAAGGATTAGTAAATAGTATCTCAATGTTGGAAAATTGTGAAACATCTGCAATAGGAAGAGCGTTAGGATTTTGCGGATTTGGAATTGATGGTGGAATAGCAAGTGGACAAGATATGCAAAAAGTAGAACAATTCAAACAAAAAAATAGAAAGGAAGAAATATATAGCAATATGTACATAAGCTACGATGAAGCAACAAAGATAGTTAAAACAGCAATAAACGAATTGTGCAGAAAACAAGGAATTGTAGTAAGTGATTTATCTTTAAAAATAAATCAGGAAATATGGAGTAGTTTAGAAGAATTAAATTTGCAACAACTAAAAAGATTGGAATACGAGTTAAGCAAAATAAATAATAAAACACATAAATGGCATGAATTATATAATCAAAATTCTAAAATAAAAATAGTAGTTCCAGAAAATCAAGAAGTTATATATAGGTCTAGTCATTATATGTTTGGACAAGAAGCTTTAAAGCAAGCTGGAGATGATGAATTACTGAAAGGGCAAATAATTGATAACTATTTAGAATTAGGAACAGATTTAACAAAAGTTATTGAGTAGGTGATTAAATGCAAACAACAGGAACATTAGAAGAAATAAATATAGATTACAAGACAGGAAAACCCAAAATAAGCTTTTTAATTGAAGGAAAGGACAAGTTATCAGATATAGAACAACTAAAAGGCCTAAAACTAAAAATAGAAGCAAAGAGATACATAAAGAAAAGAACAACCAATGCAAATAATTATTTCTGGAAACTTTTACAAGAATTATGCGATTTAGTAGAAATAGATACAATAGAAGAATACAAAAGAAGAGTAAAAGAATTAGGAATATTTAGAAGATTTAAGATAGAAACAGAAAATATTAAGACATTTGAAAAAATGTGGACAGCACAAGGGATAGCTTGGTTTTGTGAAATAGCAGATACAACATACATAGGGGATACAGAGTTTAAAATTATTAATGCTTATTATGGATCAAGTTCGTTTAATAGTAAGCAAATGGCAAGGCTTATAGACGGAGTAGTACAAGATTGTAAAGTTTATGGAATAGAAACAAAACCACAAGCAGAAATAGATAGTTTATTGAAAGAATGGGATAAGAAATGATAGTAACAGATTTAAGTAATAGTTTTAATCCTTGCCCAAAAAATACACAGAAAAACTCAAAGAAAAATGTAAAAAAGAGTGAAGAAGAATTTTGTATTATGCCCAAAAGCAAATTATATAGCACGGTAAGAACAGAAATATATTGTGAAAGACACGAGGTTTATTTTTCAAAGGCTTACAGACAAAAGAGCATAAATGATGGCTTGATAGTATTTTTAACCAAAGAAAGCCATCGTGGTACAAATGGAGTACATGGCAAAAATGGAGACAAGCTTAACAGACAATTAAAGAAATTAGCACAAAAAGCTTGGTGCAAATATTACAACAAAACAAAAGAAGAATTTATTAAAAAATATGGAAAAGCAAACAACTAAGGGGTAAGACATAAGTTTTACTCCTTATATTTTACAAAAGGAGGAGCAAATGGCAAGAGATAGTTTTATATTTTACAGAGAATATAAAGAAGCAATTGAAAACTTAGAAGATAAACAGAGATTGGAATTTTATGATTGTATTACAGATTATGCTCTTTATGGAAAATTGCCTGATAGTATAAGTCCAGTTATAAAATCCGCATTTATAATAATAAAAAATAAACTAGATAAGACAAACACTAGTTATTGGAACTTTGAAGATAGAAGAAGTGCAAAATATAAAAGCTGGAAACAAAATGTATTAAAAAGAGATGATTACATTTGCCAAAAATGTGGAAACACAAGAGATTTAGTAGTACATCATATAAAACCTTTTGCAACTAATAAAGAGAAAAGATTTGACACTAATAATGGAATTACGTTATGCCAGACTTGTCATAAGGAGGTACATAAAAATGAAAGATAGTTTTATTTTATATACAGAACAAAAAGAAGTGATAGATAAACTTAGTGATGAGCAGGCAGGCAAATTAATAAAAGCAATATATAAATATGTAGAAACAGAAAAGATGCCAGAATTAGATAAATTATTAGATATAGTGATAATTCCTTTTAAGCAAAATTTAGATAGAAACAAAGAAAAATACAATAAGATAAGTGAGATAAGAGCTAAAGCAGGTGCTAAAGGTGGTAAGCAAAAAAAGCAAAAGCAAACAAAAGAAATCAATTGCAATGATAATGTAAATGATAATGTAAATGAAAATGCTAATGTTAATGTAAATGATAATGACAAAGTAAGCGACAGTTGTGTTGACGGCTTACAAAAAATTATTGATTTTTACAATGAAAATATAGGACTTATTACTCCTTATGGGGTAGAAGTTTTAGAAGATTATTCTAAAGATATGCCAACAGACTTAATAATTTATGCAATGCAAATTAGTGTAGAAGCTAATAAAAGAACAATTAAGTACATAAAAGCTATATTAAATAATTGGCAAAAAGCAGGAATAAGAACATTAGTACAAGCAAAGGATGAAAACCACAAAAAGAAAAATGAAAGTAAAGAAATAGAGGAGTGGTTAAATGAATAAACAAGAGTTTTACAAAAATATACAAAAAATAGAAACAGCATACAATAAAAAGTTCAGTAAAGAAGAATTGATGTTGTGGTTTAAAGAATTTATGACAACAGAGGCTAGAGAGTTTGAAAAAGCAGTTAATAAAACAATAAAAGAAGTTAAATTCACACCAAAAATAGCAGATGTAAGAGCAAGAATAGCAGTAAATCCAAATGATTATTATACAAATGATCCATATGCTTATTTATACAAGAATTTAGAGTGGTGCGAATTAGTAAAGGAGTGATAAACAAATGAAGATAACTCAAAAAGACAGAATTATAAATTATATACGACAGTTTGGAAGTATAACAAGTTGGGAAGCATATCAAGATTTAGGAGTAATGCAGTTAGGAGCAAGAATTGATCAACTAAAAAAAGATGGATATGAATTTACAACAGAATGGGTACAAAAAAAGAATAGATTTGGAGAAGATGTAAGTTTTAAAAAATATTATTTATTGGATATGGTAGCTCAAAATATGAGTCGTATTCCAAGAATAGATTAGGAGGAATTATGCAAGAAAAATGTAGTAAATGTAATAGTGAAGAACTATTTGTAGAAATACAGGGAAACAGAAGAGGTTTGTATTGTGGAAAATGTGGAAGATGGCAAAAATGGATTACAAAACAAGAATTACAAATAGCAAAATTTAAAGGTTATAAAATTTTAGGAGGTAGTTATGGAGTACGAATTTGAAAAAAACAAGATAAAAGATTATTTAGGAGATACTTTATATAGGACTTTAAAAAAATACAATTGCATTATAGCAGGAGGATTTATAGGAAGCATTTTTACAAACAGAAGCATAAATGATGTAGACATATATTTTAGAACGAAAGAAGATTTAACAAATTTATTATTAGATGAAATGGCTGGAAAATTTGTATTATCAGCGACTCAAAAAGCAATTTTAATTAAATATAATAACATAGAAATACAATTTATACATTTTAAATATTATAAAGACGCAGAAGAGATATTTAAAACATTTGATTTTACAGTTTGTATGGGAGCATATGATTTTAAAACTGAAGAGTTTATATTACATAAAGATTTTTTAAAACATAATTCACAAAGAATATTAATGTATAACGCTAGAACAGCATTTCCAATTATTTCGGCTTTGAGAATAGATAAATACAAAAATAAAGGTTACAGTATAAGCAAAATGGAATTTATGAAAGTAATGATGACAATAAATAATTTAAAGATTAATTCTTATGAAGAACTAAAAGAACAAATTGGAGGAATGTATGGCGAGAATTATGCAAGATTATTTGAAAACAAAGAAGAAAAATTTGACATGATAAATGCAATTAATGATATTGAAAAATATGATTATAAGAAAGCTTTAGAAAAAATAGAAAAAGAAGATAATGATTACTTACCTTTTGATAATTGGAAATTATTTGTAGCATTGCAATTAGAAAAAGAAATTAAATATTTTGAGTATAAAGATGATGTTTATACAATTATAGGAAACGAGATCATAAAACTAGACGAAATAAAAGAAAGTTATATAAAAGTAGATATGCAAGAAGTATTAAAATTGCCAATTATAAAATACAAATATGTAAAAAAAGAAAATAGTAGATATTATAGTTTTTATGATGAAAACTTTGAATATAAACTGGGAGAGAAGGCAGAGGCACTAGGATGCAGAGGGCTATTTGTTCTTGATAAAAACAATTTAGTAAATAGTTGTTATGCTGATAGAGAAAACAAAACAATAATAAAATGTTTAATCGAAAACATAGAAGATTTAGGGGATTTAGATTCTTTAAATGAAGTTCAAAGATTAAGAGTGTTAGAAGAAGTACCAGAGGAGTCATTAAATGAAGTACAAATATAAACAATTGAAACGGAATATGTGCAAAAGCTATTGAAAAAGGTTGGTGTGGAGGATGTCAGCAATTAGAAAATACCTGTTTTGAAGGAGTAAAAGTTTGTAAGTATGTAGGTATACCAACTACAGAAGATAGCATAGCAAAGATAAAAGAAAATTTAGGAATACAGGAGAAAATAAAGTATGAACAAATACAGAAATAAAAAAGTAATAGTAGACGGAGAAGAATTTGACAGTAAGAAAGAAGGAAATAGATATAAAGAATTAAGACTGTTAGAAAGAGCAGGAGAAATAAGTAACTTAGAACTACAACCAAGATTTTTATTACAAGATAAATTTAAGAAAAACGGTAAAACTTACAGAAAGATAGAATATGTAGCGGATTTTATGTATTGCCAAGGTCGGCAAAATCATAGTAGAAGATGTAAAAGGAATACAGACAGATGTATTCAAATTAAAACATAAGATATTTGAAAAAGTTTACCCAGATTTGGAACTAAGAATAATTAAGTAGGAGGAAAATTAAATTGATTAATTGGAAAGAAGAATATAAAAAACTATACAAGTGTTTAATAGCAGTAACAATATTAATAATAACAGCTCTAGTAATGTTTATATTCACATTTACAGGAGTAACAAAGAAATTACAAGATAAAGATAAAAAGTTAACAGAGCAAGCAATAGAAATAGTTGATCTAAAAGAAATTATAAATGAAAGGGGAGAAAAATAATGAAGAATAAATTAGTTGATTTAAACAATCATTTATTTGAAGAACTAGAGAGGCTAAATGATGAAGAATTAAAAGGCGAAAAATTACAAGAAGAAAGAGAAAGAGCAAAATCAATAGCAAATATTGCCCAAACAATCATTAATAATGGGGAACTAGCACTAAAAGCAGTAAAACATTACGATGAATTTGGAAACAAAAAAGATATACCAGAAATACTACAAATAGGAGATAAGTAATAATGAAATATAACTACAGCGAAGAAAATGTAAAGTTTCTTATAGAGAATGTGAAAGGAATATCACACAAAGAACTTACAAAAAGGTTTAATAAAAGATTTAATACTAATTTAAGTGAGAGTGCTTTAGCAAATATGAAAAGAAAATTAAATCTAACCAATGGAATTAATACTAGGTTTCAGAAAGGACAAGTTTCTTGGAATAAAGGAAAGAAGATGAGCCCAGAACAATATGAAAAATGTAAAAAAACAATGTTTCAAAATGGAAATTTGTCAAATGCAAGACCAATAGGAGATGAACGAATAGATATTGATGGGTATACGTACATAAAGGTCAAACAACCAAATAAATGGGTATTAAAACATAGATGGTTATATGAAAAAGAAAAAGGAAAAATTCCCAAAGGATATAATCTAATATTTGCAGATGGAAACAGACAAAATTTTGACTTAGATAATTTAATATTAATATCAAATTCAGAATTGTTTATTATGAATCAAAAAGGATTGTATAAGCAAGATAAAGAATTAACAAAAGCGGGAGCTACGATAGCTAAAATACTAGACAAAGTAAATAAAAGAAAAAAAGGATAGAAAATGAAAAATATAGATTATGAACAATTATACTATGACAGTTTATATGAAATAAGAAAAAGGAATGAAGAAATTAAATATTTAAAAGATGAAATAATGCAGTTAAAAAACAAGAAAACAATAGACTTACAAAAATATATAGATCATGAATTTAAAAAGTATAGAAAGGAACATAAGAGATGTTAGAAGTAAATGATTATGTGAGAATTAATATGGATAACAGAAATTGCATTGGAATAGGAAGAGTATCAAGAATAGTAAATGAAACAATATATGTAAATATGAATAATAAATATAATCTTCCAGTACCATTTCAAATAGATAAAGTAGTAAAGCACAGCAAACAACTAATAGACTTAATAAAAGTTGGAGACTATGTAAATGGAATGGAAGTATTAGACATATATAAGCCAAGAGATTTATGGGAACCAATAGAAATAAGAGGAGATAGTAGATATACAAATTTTATTTTAGCAGAAGACATAAAAACAATACTAACAAAAGAAAGTTATATGGCTAATTGCTATAAAGTAGGAGGAGAAGATGAATAGAGAGATAAAATTTAGAGAAAAAAATAAAGATATAGGTTGGGTTGAAGGACAAGTAGCTTATGATTTAAATGAAGATACTTATATTATAAGAGAAGTAGAACAAGATTCAAGTTATGGATTAGAAGAAGCAATGTTGTTTGCAATAATGTGGTATAGAGTAGATAAAGAAACAATAGGACAATACACAGGACTAAAGGATGAGAACGGAAAAGAAATATATAGGGGAGATATAGTGCAAGGATTGTTTGCAGACCAAGAAGAATCAGAAATAAAAGGACAAGTTATATATAGCAAAGGTCAAGCTTCGTATATAGTAATTGCTAGTAATAACGATGAGTGGGAACTAGGCTATTTAGATAATTTGGAAGTAATTGGTAATATATACGATAATCCAGAATTATTAGGAGGAGAATAGATATGCTAAAAGCTGATAGCAAAATGTTTCATGATTTATGTGAGGAAGGAATAAAAGATGATAAAAAAGATGTATTTGTAGATGCGTTTACTGAATTTATAGCAGAATTAGATGATACAGATTTAAGCAATAAAACAAAGCAACATTTATACGATATTTTTATAAAAGACATGAATATTTATTTTAAAAATAAAAAGTACGAGTAAAGGAGTAAATAAAATATGAATAAAATAGATAAATTAAAAAAATTTTTACAAGAAAATTATCCTAACGAACAGGCATTTAACACAAGAAACTTGCTAGCTGACAATATGGGAACAGTATATGATGAAGATGGCATAATAGTTGATTATTGTTACGATTATTCATATATTGAAATATTTGGTTTAACAGATAAAGAATTTGAAAATTTAATTGATAATAAGGGACATTTAAAAACTTTTAATGTTGAGGAGAGGAGTAATACATAATGAAAGAAAAAACAGCTGATGAGATGTTAAATGATATAGGATATGTAAAATATTTAGATAATGAAGAAACAATTATTTATAAATATGAAAGAGAAACATTTAGAGTAAGTCTTACTTTTGATAAAAGACCATTTAAAAAAACATTTCACGCAGTAGAAGGTTTGTGGGTAGCAAATAATGAAGGTTGGTATACACAAGAATTTAAAAATAAATGGGATAAGTATTGTGCAGCACAAGGTTATTGGTCTAGTATTTGGCACGAATTTTCAATAGAAGAACTACAAGCAATAAATAAGAAAGTAGAGGAATTAGGATGGATAAAGTAAAAAATTGGGTGGAACTTTCTAAAATTAAACCAAACAGTAAATATAAAATAGTAGTAGATGATGATATGGACAATGGCTGGGTTGTACCAATAATAGAAACAAAAGAAACAATAAAAAATTATTTTAAACATCATTTGTATTTATCAACACATACATTTTATTGGTCTTCTCGTGAATATTATACTAAAAAATTACAAGAATTTGGTTTTAACATTAAATTAATCGGATAACTATTAGGAGGTAATTAAGTGAAAGAAAAAATAAAAAGAATAATAGAAAAAATTAAAGATATATTTAGTTTACATTGTCCTAAATGTGGTGGAAGAATGAAAGCTGAATTTTTAGATATGGAAATAGACCACATTGTATATAAGTGTGAAAAGTGTGGAGAGGAGTGGATTTAATGCAATTATTTGAAGATTTAATAAAATGCAAAGACTGTATGAACAATATAGATAACAAGTGCATTTTATATCAAGGAAAAGATACAAAAGAAGAAAATACAGGTTGTTATGTAGGAATAGATAGAAATAACAAACAAAAGATAGCAGGAGGTATTTTAAGTGAAAGAAAATGGCTGGCACGGATATTACAATAAAGAAATTGTAGAATTAGCAAGAATGTTAGAACATATTTTATCAGAATATAAAAAAGCATTAAAAGAGAATGAACAGCTTAAAAAAGAGAATGAGAAATTAAAACAAGAAAAGATCAATAATCATAAAATGATGATATTAGCACAAAATGAAGCATTAGGATATATGCAAGGATATGAAGATGGTAAAAATTCAAGAATAAGTGCTATTGCAAGTATAGTAGAAAATCAACAATATTATATAATTCGAGAACAAATTGAAAAGTATGAAGAAAATATAAAAAAATTACAAACAGAGAATAAAGAACTAAAAAAATTCATAACAGAAGGAACAACAATTAAGCCTCATAGTCCATATGAAAATTATCAACTTGACTTTTTAAGAGAAAATTTTATTTCAGTTCAAAAAATAAAAGAAAAGATGAAAAAAGATATAAAAGCAAAAGAAAGTATAATATTTGGAGGAAGACGAAGTGGAAAAACTTTAGAGTATGGTAAAAGATTAGGAAGAATAGAAATGTGTAAAGAATTATTAAATAAATAAAAGAGCATACTACAATAAGGTGGTAGTATGAAAGAAAATGAGATAATAACAAAATGGAAACAAGGTTTAAGTAAAAATCAATTAGCAACAATGCATAGAAGACAATACAATCAAGGAATAAAAATAATAAGATCAAGTGTAAGACATAGACATGATGGAAGATACATAAGCAATTATGAAGCATTAGCTTATGTAGAAAGAGTAATATATAAATATTTAAAGAAAGAGGTAAAGAAAAATGAAAATAAAACAAATAAATGAAGATGAAATAGTTTTCGACAATAACTATAAACTTAGATATTATCATGAACAAGACTGTTGTGAAAGTGTATATGCAGATTTTGAAATGTTAAAGAATTACAATGTATCAGTAAAAACAGGTAAAAATATTAATATAAAAGAAATAGAATTTGTTGAAACATTAGAAGCATTAGTAGAAGGAGTTACAGGAGCAGGGTTTAATATTATATCAATAATAGGAGAAAAGTTTTTTGTTCCTTGCTATAGTCAACAAAATGGTTATTATTCAAGTAACTTAGAGCTTATATTAGATAAAGATAAAACACAGGAAGTTATGGACATATCAGAATTTGTTAAAGAGGATATTTACTAAATGAACAGGAGTGATACAAATGACAATAAACCACATATACAACATAGTAATAGACACAATGAAAGAATTAGAAAGCATAAATTTATTAGACATATCAAAAAGAAAAGAAAGTCAAGCACAAATAAATAAAGCATATAAAATCTTAGACAATTTTAAAGATGAACTTATAAGAGAAGATATAAAAAGAAAACAAGGAGGTACAAATGATAGAGAAGGATGCTAAAAAAGAATTATATTCATATTTACATAGTAAAAAACTTGAAGAAAGAAAATTAAATCAAATAGAAGAAACAAAAACAAAACTTACTAAAACAACTACAGTACTATCTGATATGCCAAAAGGAACGCCAGACAATGATAAAATGACAAAAAACATTGATAGACTGTTAGAATTGATATCTGAACACATAGAAATTATGCAAGAAGAAGAAGAAAACCTCATTAGAATAACAAATAAAATAAAAATGGTAGAGCAACCATATAAAAACATATTAGAATTAAGATTCGTAGAAGGCATGAAAGTTGAAGAAGTATCAGTAGAAATAGATAAGGCTTATAGATATACAAAGACTTTAATAAAAAAAGCTATAAAAGAATATGCAAAATTATAAAAAAGCACCTTTTATGTCTTTTTTAGCACCATAAAAATGTGATATATATATAATCGAGAGAAATGTAAGTAGAGAAAAGAGTAAATGCAAGCCCTTAGTATTTACTCTTTTTATTATGTTATGGAAGGAAGAATAAAAATTATGAAATTAATGATAAGCCAACCTATGAGAGGTAAAACAAATGAACAAATAAGAGAAGAAAGAGCAGAATTAGTAAGTAGATTACAAGAAGAAGGAAATGAAGTTATAGATACAGTATTTGAAAATGCACCAGAAGATGAAGATATTGCAATTTACATGTTATCTCAATCAATTAGATACATAGGAAAAGTTGATGGAATTGTATTTATGAAAGGTTGGGAAAAAGCAAGAGGATGCAAAATAGAACATGAAGTAGCAGTAGAATACGGAAAGCAAGTGTTTTATAACAATTAATTAGTTATTACCAGTATGCTAGGTAACTGATAATATAAATTTGGCTGTAATGATTATTATCCTTTGAGTATATAAAGAACATTCCTAGCGAGTTCTAATATCTAGGTAAAGTCTTGATAGTAAGATGCGGGTCTTGGACACCTGAGAGTGTAGGTTCAACTCCTACTACCTAGACCAAAGTGTTTATAAGAAAAGAGGTAATAATATGACTCTAGAACAAATAAAACAATTCAAAGAAGAAAACTGCAGTAAATGTAATAAAGATATTGACTGTAAAATAACACAAGACATAAATGGAAAACTAAAGTGCACAGAGGATTAAAATATGGAACAATGTTTGATAGATAATAAAGTATGTCCAATACAAGGAAAAAAATGTAAAGAATGTAAATTTGACAGTTGTGAGGAAGTACTAGATATGATAGAAGAAGAGCAAAAATATAAAGATAATGACAAATTAAAACAAATAAAAAATGAATTACCAGAACAGTGTAAAAACTGTTCTTTTTTAGAGGTTACAAGTCTAAGAGAAGGTAAAGTATTTTGCCCTTATAGAATAAAAGAGAGGTGTTTAATTAAATGAAATTTAAAATAAATAACAGAGAATGGACAATAACAGAAACATCCCAAGAATCAATAAAAAATATGCAAAATATTAGAAGAGCAAATGAAGAAGAAAATTTAAAATCAATAGATACAAGATATTACGGTATTACATATTGCGATATACAAAAAATATATATAGACGAAGATTTGCCAGCAGACAGAAAGAAAGCTACTTTAATTCATGAATTAACACATTGCTATATAGATAATTATATAACACATTGCGAAAAACAATATTCAGAAGAAGATGTTGCAGACATAGTAGCAAATTCTTATGACATTATACATGAAATAGTAGAACAATATGAACGAAATAATGGTGTAAATATAGAACAAAGAATAGATTCTATTTTATTAGATGGAAAACCAATTTTATATTGTGAGAGGCAAAAATGAACATAAATAAAAATATAAATAAGCTATTATATGCCTTATCTATAAAAGGACAAATATATAAAATAAATACTTTCCAATTTTATAGTGAAAAGAATTGTAAGTATTGTACTAAATATCAAATACTAAAAAAAGAACAAGTAGAAATATATAACAAAGAAACAGATGAGTTTGAATTACAAGATAGATACAAACAGAAAGAAGAATGTTATAGTAAAGTAGATGTAATGAAATATCTAATAGAAGAATACAGAAAAGGAAGTGAGGCAGATGGAATATGAAAATATAGAAGAGGAATATAATGCATTAACAGAAATGCAAAAGAGATTTATTGATTACTATATAGAAACTGCAAATGCAACAGAAGCCTGCAAAAAAGCTGGATATAAGGGAAAAAATCTTAATAGAATAGGTTCGCAAAACTTGTCAAAACTAGACAAATTTATAAAGATAAAACTTCAAGAAAAAGAAGACCAAAGAATTGCCTCACAGGATGAAGTATTACAGTACTTAACAAAAGTAATGCGAGGAGAAGAAAAAGACCAATTTGGATTAGATGCTTCATTACAAGATAGAACAAAATGTGCAGAACTGCTTGGAAAAAGATATGGAACATTTAAAGAAAAAGTTGAAGTGGCTGGAAATATACCAGTGGTGATAACGGATGATATTACAGAATAAAATAATAAATAAAAATACACAGAAACAAGTAAATAACATATCATTACAAAGTATAGTTGGAAAAGGTTATGCAGAATATTGGCATTGCAAATGTAGATATAGAGTATGCAAAGGTTCAAGAGCAAGTAAAAAATCCAAGACAACAGCATTATGGATAATAAGCAATATGATGAAATATAAAGAAGCTAATACACTTGTAATTAGAAAGACGTTTAGAACGTTAAAAGATAGTTGTTTTACAGAATTAAAATGGGCAATACATAGATTACAAGTAGACAGTTTCTGGGAAATAAAAGAAAGCCCATTAGAAATGACATACAAACCTACAGGACAGAAAATATATTTCAGAGGATTAGACGACCCATTAAAAGTAACATCAATATCAGTAGATATTGGTGTTTTATGTTGGTTATGGATTGAAGAAGCATACGAAATAACAAAAGAATCTGATTTTGATGTAATAGATGAAAGTATAAGACGGAGAAGTTCCAGAAGGACTATTCAAACAAATAACAATAACATTAAATCCTTGGAATGAACATCATTGGATTAAAAAAAGATTTTTCGATACTCAAGATGCTGATGTATTAGCAATGACAACAAACTATATGTGTAATGAGTGGCTAGATGAAGCAGACAAGAAAGTGTTCGAAAGAATGAAAAAAAATAATCCTAGAAGATATCAAGTTGCAGGATTAGGTAACTGGGGTATAGTTGATGGATTAGTATATGAAAATTGGAAAGAAGAAAAATTTGAATTAAATACAATAAGAAACTTAGATAGTGCTTTTGGGTTAGACTTTGGTTATACAAACGACCCGACAGCACTATTTTGTGGTGCAATAGATTTAAAAAACAAAAAGATTTATGTATATGATGAAATATATCAAAAAGGAATGAGTAACAAAGCGATATATAACCAAATAAATCAAATGGGCTATTCAAAAGAAAAGATAACGGCAGATAGTGCAGAACCAAAGTCAATAGATGAATTAAGAGGATTAGGATTAAGGCATATTACAGGTGCATTAAAAGGAAAAGACAGTATAAATAATGGTATTCAATTTATACAAGACTTTGAAATAATAATACATCCTAGATGTGTAAATTTTATAACAGAAATAAGTAATTATACTTGGGACGAGGACAAGTTTGGAAACAAGATAAATAGACCAATAGATGATTTCAATCATTTGATGGACGCAATGAGATATGCAGTAGAAAAATACATAAATCAAAAGAAATTACAATTTGGTTATATAAAACCAATATAGGAGGAAACAAAATGATACAATGGAATCCAGAAACATTAGAAAATGAAAATAGTGTAGCACAAATATTAATGCTAGCAGATAAAGAATGGAATGCAAGAAAACAATTATATGAAAGAATAAGAAGAAAGACAGATAATTCTGAACTAGTAAGTATAAATGATGAAAAAATAAAAGTAGCATTTGAAAATTATATAAATTCAATGGTAACAGGATATTTTGCAGGAAAAGCACCAGTATATGATGTTGAAAAAATATCAGACCCAACAAAATTAAATATAATCAAAAAATTGCTTAATAAAGTCTTTAATACAGATGTAAACAAGGATGAAGAATTAAAAGCATTAATAGATTATATAAGTAAATACAATGATGATGGAACAGAATATTTTGATTTAGCATTTGATTATTTTGGAATGAGAGGATGCTATGAAGTATTATACGAGAATGAAGATAATGAAATAGTATATACTAAACAAAGTGCATTAAATACAATAGGAATATTTGATTATTCAACACCAGTAAAACAAATAGGACAATTAAGAAAATGGACTGAAAGAGATAAAAATGGTGCAGACATAACAATAGTAGAATTAACAACGATAAATGGCAAAAGATACTATTCACCAACACCAAATGATTATGCAAAATTACAAGAAGATAAACAAAAATTTGAAGAAAGTAAATGGAATATGCTTCCTTGCATAGCAATAGAAAATGAAATGGGATTATCAAGCTTTGAATTGGTAGTCTCTTTAATTTGTGCTTATGAAAGAGTAGTACAAAATAGTAGAAATACATTTCAATATAATGATGATGCAAAATTAAAGATAACAGGTTTTACACCACAAAATGATTTAATGACCACAAAATTAGATGACAAAGGCGAACCAGAATTAGATGAAAATGGACAACCCAAACAAGTGGTTAATAAAGCAAGAGAAGAAGAAGACAAAGCACTATTGAAAATGCAAGTATTTTATACACCAGATAATTCAGGTGACATAGCATGGGTTGAAAAATCAGTACAAGATACAGCACTAGAAAATCATAAAAAGACATTAATAGACTTAATAGCGATGATAAGTGGAGTGCCAAACATAACAGACTTAGGATTTACAAATGCAGATAATGCAAGTGCATTAGATAGAAAATTCTTTGCGTTAGAACAAATGATAACAGATGCAGACAAACACTTTAAACAAGCAATACTAAGAAGATGGGAAACAATAATAGATAGAATAAATAAAAGAAAACACAAATCTTATGATTTTAGGAGTATAAAAATAGATTTACAAAGAAATCTACCAACCGACAAAGATACTGAAACGGCAAGAGCATTAAAATTAAGGGGACTATTAAGTGATGCATCAGTTATTGATATGTTGCCAGATGACCTAGACAGTAATTCAGAACTAGAAAAAATAGATAAACAAAATGAAGAAAATATGCAAAAAAATCTAGAGAATATAGCAAAAATGGGACAAGACACAACAGATATTAAAATAAACAATAAAACAGACAATAATAAATCTAATCAAGATAATGAAAGAAAAAATATTTCAATAAAGAAGGGAGAAAAAGAAAATGATGTTGGAGCCATATAATCCTAAAATCAATAAAGGGTTAAAAATAGAATATAGCAATAAAATATATGACAAAATTATTTATGCAAGTATATCTGATAATGAGATACACTTTGAAAATAGAGAGAATGATTCAATAACTAATAATATTGCATGTAAATTAAATGAAGTAAAAATAACATTAGAATAGAGGTGTTTTATATGTGGGAAGTACATGACAATTATATGAGACAGTTAAAACAACTATACAATAAAACATCAAAACAAACGCAAAATAGACTGCAAGAACTATTTGATACATTTAATTTTACAACAGAAAACATCTATAATATTGCAGATAATAAAATTAAGAAAAGAATAAATACATATATAGAACAATGGAAAGAACAAGGATTATTAAAGAATAACAACTATTTTAGTGTATTAGCAAACAATATTTATAAAAGAACAAGAGTAAAGAATAGTGAAATATTAGAAATGCTTATTTATAGTGCATATATAGAAGAACAAAGTAAACTTGAAGAACAGGAAAAACAAATAATGTATGAAGATGCAAATTATTACTATGAAGAACGGACAAAAAGAAGTAAATAAAAAGAAAAAGCCATCAATATTAGCGATGGCTTTATTTTTTGCATTATTAGACCAACCAAATTATAGTGGATTTAATTGGAAACAATACATTGAAGCAACAATGCAGTATAATGCACAACAAATATATAAACAAGTAATTTTAAATATACAACAACAAAAAGACCTAGAAATTGATTCTAATGAGTTTCAAACAATAATAAATAGACAAAACAACCAAAAACTTAACATTAATGGCAATAAGATATCAGGTGCAGTAGATTTGCAGGCGATAGGATTAAATAATCTAGCAAAAGTGGAAGGAATAAAAGAAACAACAGAAGATAATTCAAAAGTTAGATTTATTGCAGTAGAAGATGATAAAACAACTTTAATGTGTGATAGTTTAAATAACCAAGAATTTTATATTAATAAAGAAAATACTTTTGATAGATATTATGGAGAAAATCAGAAAGAATTGAAAATACAAAGAATTAGATGTAATGGATTGGTATTAGGGTTAAACTTACCACCAATACAACATCATTTTCACTACTGTAGAAGTACAATTGTGTATAATTCTAATAATGAGCATATTGAGTTAGAAACAGAAAAGCAATTTAATATATTTAATACAAAATTTGAAAAAGATATAAAAGAAAAATACAATATTAAAAAGATGAATATAAGACATATAGATAAAGAGGTTTTAAAAGAACTATTAAACAATATGAGCAGAGTATACAATGATTTTCCAAATATAAGAGGGAAGATTAAAGAAATAAAAGAAATAGACCATTCAAATGGTGGACTAGCAGTAGAATTACAAAATGATGGAACATATGTAATGTATATAAATAAAAATAAATTTTTTAATGGTAAAGTTCCAAAACAATTATATGAAAAGGATGTTAAGAATCGTTTTCATCCTAATAACACGACTTATAAAGATATGTCAATACATGAAACAGGACATATAGCAGTAACAGAAATAATAAAAAAATTAAATCATAACAATAATAATGCAATAGTTTTTGATAGCGAAAATAATATAACAGCAAATAAAATATTAAATAAAGCCTTGAATAAAATAGGTGTAAATGATATAAAAGAAAAAGATTTGCTAATAAGAAATATTTCAGGATATGCATATAAAGAAAGAGGACAAGAAATTATTGCAGAAGCATTTGCAGATTATTATGCCAATAAACAAAATGCTTCATTATTAAGCAAAAACATAATAGAAGTTATGAAAGGAATGATTTAATATGATACCTATGGAACACCCTTGGACAGATTGGCAAATAGATACATTAGGAGAAGAAAAACCATGGAAATGGAAAGAAAATACACCAAAAGAAATAATAAAACAATATGATGAATGGAAAAGATATCATAATAAAATGATAAAAGGAAAATTTTAGCACTTACTCTAGGAGTAGGTGCTTTTATTATGGAAAGAAGGTTAAAAAATGATACAAGAAAAAAAGCCAATAAAAGTAATGGAAAAATATATTATAGAAGAAGGTGACACATTAGAAATAAAAAGCGACGGTGGAATAACTAATATATTAATAAATGAAAATAAAATAGAATTTGTAACCGAAGTGAAATTTACACAGAAAGTAAGTGAAAAACCTGTAATAGAGATAGAAAGATTTTTCATTTCAAAGGATAAGGAGGAAAAATAATATGTATATAAATCCATTTTGGTGTGGAGTAATAGCCACAATATTAACAGAATTAACAGGAATAATAGGATATGCAATATATCTTAATATTAAAGAAAAAAATAAATAAGTTATTAACATTTTATAATTATAAATTTTTTTTAGACGTAGACGTACGTCTATTTTTTATGCCTTTTTACTGCCTGCAGGCATTAAAGAACAACAGAATTTTTAATGTAACAATTTGGGCAAAAGAACAAATTGGGATAGGAGAAAATATATGGAAGGCGAAAACCAAAACGCAAATAACACAAATATTGATGTAAACGGGGTAAATAATGCAACGGATAATAATCAAAATAATCAAACACAGACTTTTGATGATGTTTTATCTAACAAAGAATATCAAGCTGAATTTGATAGAAGAGTTCAAAAAGCAATACAAACACACGAAACAAAATTAAAAGAGCAATGGAAATTAGAACAAGACACACAAAAGTCAGAAGCAGAAAAATTAGCTCAAATGAACGAAACTCAAAAACTTCAATATCAATTGAAGAAACAAGAGGAAGCAAACAAAGAAATTCAAAGAAAGTTAAATGCAAGAGACTTAAAAGATGAAGCACTAAAAATAGCAACAACACAAGACACAGCATTTGACCCAGAATTTTTAAATCTTTTTGATTATGAAAACATGACAGCAGAGCAATTACAAGACAAAACAAAGCTTATAAAAGCAATTCAAGACAGAATTGTAGAAAAAGCAGTAAATGAGTGGTCAAAAGAAAAACCACCATATAATCCAGACCCATCTGGTAATAAGTCAAGTGCTGATGAAGCAATAAGAAAGGCAATGGGATTAATTAAATAGGAGGATTAAAAAATGAATAATATTGAAATATCAACAATATACTTACCAAAATTAGATGAAGTATATAAAAACGAAGCAAAAACATCTATATTAGATGGAGATGAAACAACAGTACAAAAAGGATTAAATGGAGAAATTAAAGTTGCTAAACTAGACATGGACGGTTTAGGAGACTTTTCAAGAAATGATGGATACACAAAAGGTTCAACAACATTCAAATGGGAAACAGTAAAATATGATAAAGAAAGAAGTCAAGATTTAAGAATTGATAGATTAGACAATCAAGAAGCATTAGGATTACCTTTTGCAAAATTATCTGGAGAATTTGTAAGAACAAAAGTTGTTCCAGAAACTGATGCAGCAAGAATAGCAAAAATAGCAGGAGTAGATGGAATATCAAGAAAGAAAGAAACAATTTCCGATGGTGCAGGAGTTGTAAGTGCATTAAGAGCATGTACAAATAAAATGGATGAAGATGAAGTTTCAACAGAAAATAGAATTTTATTTATAACACCAACATTAAAAGGAATGATTGATGACTTAGATACAACTAAATCAAAAAAAGTTTTAGAAAGATTTTCAACAGTAATTGAAGTTCCACAAACAAGAATGTATACAGCAGTAACATTAAATAGTGGAAAAGAAAACTATGGATATCAAAAAGCCAAAGACACATATATTAAGTCAAAAGATACAGCTGTAGTATCAGGAAAGACATATTACACAGAAAGTTCTGGAACTTATTCAAAAGTAACTTCACCAACAGGAAATCCATCAACATCAGACTACTATGAATTAATAGAAGGTGGAAAAGAAATTAACTTCTTATGTGTTGAAAAATCTGCAGTTGTTACAGCTATGGACCAATTTATTAAATACTTCACACCAGATGAAGACCAAAATGGAGATAACAATGTATTCAAATACAGAAACAATAACTTATATGGACACGTATATGAGAATAAATTAGCTGGTGTATATTGTTCATATGAAGGTTAGGGGGTTTAAAATGGCAACATTTATAGGATTGAAGATAAATAAAATAGAAAAAGAAACTAAAAAAGAGCTAACAGTTGAAGAAATAAAAGCAATTCTAACTGAAAAAGAAATTGCTTTTGATGGAATAACTAAAAAGAAAGATTTACTAGCTCTTTTACCACAAGAATAAACAATGGAGGCAATAGAATGTTAGAGCAAATTAAGAAAAACCTAGGAGCAAACTATAAAGAAAATACAGATGGTGTATTACAGGATATAATAGATGATATAACATCTATTGCCTGTGATAATTCTAATAGAAAAAAAGGTGACACAAAACTATTTCCATACATAAAAAAAGCAGTAAGAAGTGAATATCTTGCAAGAGGAGCAGAGGGTTTACTTTCAAGAAACGAGGGTAGTATATCAAGTTCATACAAAGATATTGTAGAAGAATTAAGAAATAATATTATAAAATCTGGATTAAGGAGGATTAAATAGTGTTATTACGAGATTTAACAAAAGTATATATATCAGAATATGAAGAGATAGAAGACCACGGCGAGAGTGATAAAGTATGGAAATATAAAGGACAGGCTTGGTTAAATATGCAACAAGATGTCAACGAGTTAGATAGAAAGTCTACTGGTGAAGTGGATTATAGTACATATAAAGGTCGTACGACTAGAAATTATGATATACAAAAAGGTAATGGAATATCATTTGAAGATATCTCAAAATTAGAGAAGTTTATTCCGGAGTATAGAGTACTGGACAAAAATAAAATAGGAAGTACTTATGTATATAGAATGGAGAAAATACAATGATAAATTTCAATTGTAATATAAAAGTAAAACATAATTTTAAAAATATAGATGCTATAATTCAAAAATTACCACAAACTGCAAAAATAATAACAGAAGATGTATTAAAAAACATTAGAGGTTATGCTATAAGGTTGGAAAAAGGACGTAATGAAGAAGGGATATTAGTAGAAATGGTTGATATGTCTACTAAAGAAGTGAAGGGAAAAGTTTATGCAGACCCTTCTAAATTTATGAGTAATGGAGTTTCATATTTATTTTTTGAATATTTTGGTACAGGTGCTAATGCTGAGATGGAACATGTAGGAAAATCAAAACACTTTTTAAAGAGTGGTTACACAGAATGGTTTATTCCAGTAAGTAAAGTTGAAAAGGCATTGCCTTATCCAGTTGTAAATATTCAAGGTATGGATTTTTATATTGCTCATGGTAGTAAAGCCAACCACTTTATAGCCGATGCAGGTTTTAAAAGTAGAAATGAAAATGCAGAAATAGTTAAGAAAAAATTAGATGAGATGTTAAGGGAGGTATGTAAGTAATGAAAGATTTAAGCGAATTAGAGTTTAGCGATTTAGTATATGAAAAACTAGAATCATTGAAGTATAAACAAATATTAACAAATCCAACAACTACAAGTAAATTCCCTTGTTTGGAATTACATACACCTTTGAAATCAGTAAATTTAACTGAAAATGCATTTCCAATCAAATCTATATTTCAAATATCAATAACTTGTTGGAATGAAAAGCAACGTCAAGCAATGAAAATGGCAGATGAAGTTGATGAAAAACTTCAAGAACTTAATTTTACAAGGACAAATACCAGTCCTGCAGTATATGACCAAATACTGCAAAAATACGGTATAACAATAACATTTGAGGTTCGTTATAATTCAATAACGACCTCTTTTAATTTAAAATAATAAGGAGGAATTAGAGATGGGAGTAGAAACACCAAAAGTAACAACACCACAAGTTGCAATGAAAGCAGAAGTATCATATGCAACAAGCTTGACAGGAGATAGAAAAAAAATAGGTTATGTTCAAAAAGTTGGACAATTGAAAACTTTAAAAGAAGGACAAACATATAGTGCATTAGATTTAGATGAAGAAAGAATGGCAAAAGGTAAAAGAAAAGCAGAAGCTGTAGATATTGAAATGATGTTTATACAAGAAACACATAAATCAATGATGGCAATAGCAGATGCAGATACTGAAATATATTTATTTTTAAAATATCCAGACACAACAGCATCAGTTGCATCAAAACCACTTGTTCAAACAGTAAAATGTACAATAGATATAGCAGGACAAGAGATGAATGATGGAGATTTCATTAAAGATACTATGAGAGTATTTAAAAATTCAACAGTAGTAGAAACAGATGGTTATCCAGTTGAAGGAGATTTAACAAAATTTTAATTTAAGAGAAGGCACAAGCCTTCTCTCTTTTGCAAAGGAGAGAAAAAGATGATTATAGAAACGAAAAATAAAACAATTAATTTAGTACTAAAAACAAGAAAGATAGTAGACATAGCTAATCTACTAAAAAATAAAAATTTTGAAGAAGTCTTTATAAAAGCATATTCTATATTAGATATAGAAGCATTGTCAAAAATAATATTTAAATTAGCAGAAGACGAAAACGGTGAAAGTATATTCACATCATCAAGTGAAGTGTATGACTTTATGGATGATTGTAGAGCAGAAGGAATAACTATAAGTGAATTATATGCAAAGATAGCAGAGGCATTGAATAATGAGGGTTTTTTCAAAAAGAAAATGAACAAGAAAGAACTAAAAGAAATAACATTAAATCCATTATTAACAATGAATACAGACAAATTATTGGAAAAAGCAGTAGAGAATGCAGCCAACAGAGTAGTGGAAAAAGAAATAATGGCTCAAATTTAAAAGGATTAAATGATATTATTGAAAATATAAGAAAAGCTAACAATTTAATAGAATTAATATATTCTATAGAACCATTGGCATATTATTTTGATATGAAACCACATGAATTTTGGAATAGTAGATATTTAGAAATAAATATATACTGCCAAACGCATCTTTTAAAAATAATTGATAACTTAAAAAATGAAATTAATCTACAAGAATCGGTAACTAATAAACTTATAAGAGCAGAAAGTATGAGCAAAGACCCTAAAATTATTCTAATTAGAGATGATTATAAAGAATTATTTAAAATAGAAGAGAAAGAACAAACATTAGAAGAGCAAAGAATGTTATTTAAGGGATAAATGATAAAAAATATATATTTTCGACAAAATTCGACATGCTTTTTCAACTTAAAATGATATACTCTTTTTATAATTAATAAAAGGAGGAAATTTATTATGGAAGAGAGGAAAAAGAGTGGATTTGGAACTGCTGGTTTAGTATTAGGAATTATAGGAGTGTGTACTTCATTTATTCCAATAGTAAATAATGTATCATTTGTTTTAGGGTTAATAGGAGGAATTTTAGCAATAGTATCATTAATTAAAAAAGCCAGCAAAGGACAAGCTATTGCAGGTGTTATTTTGTGCGTACTAGCAATGGTAATTACAATTAATTCTCAAAAAGCTTTATCAGATAGCTTAAATGAAGTTAGTACTAATTTAGATAAGGCAACAGGAAGTAGTACAGAAGAAGTTCTAGCTAATGATGTAGATGCACAACTAGGAAATTTTGAAGTGACTAATGGAAGTTATGGAACAAAGGATACAAAGTTGACAGTTAAAGTAACAAACAAAACTTCAGAAACAAAATCTTTTAACTTACATATAGAAGCAGTAGATGAATCAGGAGCAAGAATCAATGAAGATTATGTTTATGCAAATGACTTAGCAGCAGGACAAAGTCAAAGTTTTGATATATTTACATATGTATCATCAGACAAATTAAATGCAATGCAAAATGCAACTTTTAAAATTGTAGAAGCATCAATGTTCTAAAGGAGGAAAAAAGAATGAAATGTCCCTATTGTGGAAGTGAGAATGTTCAAGTTCAACTTGTTGAAGAAGGTCAACAAACAAATAAAAAGGGTATTGGATTTGGTGGACATGTAAATAATAGTGCAAGAGGATTTACTGCTTTGTGTACACTAGGTATATCTAATTTGTTTTGGAAAAAATCTAAAGGTACAAATAAAACTAAAACAATAAATTCTACTGTAGCAGTTTGCCAAAACTGTGGTAATACATGGACAATAAAGAAAGGAAAAATGGGATTTGCTCCTACAAGTATATTTAAATAAAAATACAACAAAAAATAAAAAAGCACTTACTTAGGTAGGTGTTTTTTTATTTCGTTAAATTAAGGAGAAAGGGGGAATGACTTATCACGGTAGAAGAGATAGAAATCATAATAACTGCAAAAGTAGAAGAAGCATTAAAAGAGTTTCAAAAAATAGTACCAACCATAAAAAAGCAGATGGATCAAACACAAAATGCTTTTTCAAAAATAAATACAAAAGAGATGAAAAATAAAGTACAGCAGGCAGTTTTCTTTATCAAGAAAAAACTACAAGAGATTAGAAAAAGCTCAGCAAATAATGAACTTGCAATAAAAGTTAACAATAAAGATGCACAAAAACAAATATCTCAGATACAAAAGCAAATTGATAGTTTACAAGAAAAAATAAATGCCCGAAAAATAAAATTAGATATAATAACACCTAAGTTAGATAAAATAGCTAATGAACCAATGAATAAAGTAAATCCTGAAAGGCTAGAAAACAATAAACAATATATTAATTTGAGTGATAAAGAAGAAGTATTAGTAAAAGAAATACAATATTATAATAAGCAACTTAGCGAAGCAAAGAGCAAAATGTCACAATTAAGACAACAAATATCTCAGACAGCAACTACTCAAAACAAATTGAGTAGTTTTTTTGAAGCATTTAAGCAAAAAATAGAACAAGTTAAACCTAGTATGTCTAGTATAAAAAATAGTTTTAAAGGACTACCAAAAATAACTCAAAATATTACAAATAATATAAAAGGAATGGGGACAGGATTAAGGCAAGGAATAGGAAACGTTATGAAATATGCTATGGCATTATTCTCATTAAGAAGCATTTATTCTGTTTTAAGTGGTTGTGCAAATACATGGTTATCAAGTCAAAATGCAGGAGCTAAACAGTTAAGTGCAAACATTGAATATATGAAATATGCTATGGGAAGTGCATTAGCACCAGTTATTCAATTTGTGACAAATTTAGTTTATCAATTAATGAAAGCTATACAAAGTGTAGCTTATGCACTAACAGGAGTAAATATATTTGCTAAAGCAAGTGCAAGTTCGTATGCAAGTATGGCAGGAAGTGCTAAAAAAGCAAAAAACGAAACAAAAAGTTTATCAAATATACATAGCGAAATAAATAATATACAATCGAATGATAACTCTGATAGCGGAAACGGAGGAACAATAGCTCCAAGTTTTGATTTATCTGGAATAGATAATACACCTAATTCAATACTAGATGCCATAAAAAATGGAGATTGGTATAAAGTTGGAGTAACAATTGGAGAAAAATTAAATGATGCAATGAATAGCATACCTTGGGATAAAATACAAAATACAGCAAAAAAAACTGGAACTAATATTGCACAATTTTTAAATGGTTTCATAGCAACAACAGACTGGAAACAAGTCGGAAATACTATAGCGCAAGGAATAAATACTGCAATCTATCTTGTTCAATCATTTGTCCATACATTTAATTGGTCAGGTTTAGGTAGTGCTGTTGCTAATGCAATCAATGGATTTTTTAAAAATACAAATTGGGGAGCATTAGGAGATACAATAAGTACAGGTATTAAGGGAGCTTTAAATGGTATTACAACATTTTTTAAGGATTTTGATTGGAGTTTTATTGTTCAAGGGTTAATTGATTTTTGTAAAAACATAGATTGGAATGGAATTGTAGACGCAATATTTGAAATGTTGGGAAGTGCTTTTGCAAGCTTTGTTAATTTAGGAATGATTTTAGGAGAAAAAATAAATGAAGCTATAGATGAAGCAGGAAATTTTTTCAGTGAAAAAATAAAAGAATGTGGAGGAAATGTTGTTGAGGGGATTTTCAAGGGAATAATTGAAGCTCTTGGAAATTTAGGACAATGGATTATAGATCATATTTTTACACCTTTTATAGAAGGATTTAAAAATGTGTTTGGAATACATTCACCATCTACAGTCATGGCAGAATTAGGAACATATATAATTCAAGGACTACTTGATGGAATATCTAGCCTAGTAGATAGTATAAAGCGAATTTGGGAAAATATAAAACAGACAGCAATTAGTATATTTAATAGCGTGAAAGATAATATTTCAAATATTTTTAACAATATAAAAAATATAGCATCAAACATATGGAACAATATTACATCCAATATAAGAAATGCAGTAAGTAATATAAAAAATGGAATAGTACAAAATTTTCAAAATGCATATAATTCAATTCAAAATATTTTTTCAAATATAGGAAGCTTCTTTAGTGGAGTATGGAGCAGAATAAGAAATACGTTCTCAAGCCTAGGTACAAGTATAGGAAATGCAATATCTGGAGCTGTTAAATCAGGTATTAATGGCGTTATATCTTTAATTGAAAGAACTATAAATAGTGCGATTAGATTAATTAATGGAGGAATTAGGCTTATTAATCTAATTCCAGGAGTTTATGTTGGAAGCATAAATACATTGAGTTTACCAAGATTAGCAAAGGGTGGTGTTTTAACAGAAGCGACGACCGTAATAGCTGGTGAATATTCCGGAGCTAAAACAAATCCAGAAATTGTAACACCACAAAATATAATGAGAGATACATTTGAGGATGTATTATCTAATTATAGTGGAAGCAATAATGACAAACCAATATACTTAACAATTAATGTAGGAAATCAAAAACTAGGACAAATATTGTTAGATAATTTAAGAGATAAGAAAAGAAGAACAGGAAAAGACATAGAAGCTTTAGTAGGAGGGTAAAATTATGTTATGGAAATTAAATGGTAAGTTAATGAAAACGCCATCTACATATAAAGATAATATAGAAGATACAGACAATGATAGTTATACATCAAAAGTAACAGGAGCATTAATAGATAATCCAATTGCAATTGGAATGCTAAAGCTTGAAATGTCATGGGACTACTTATCAGAAGACGAGGCAGAAGAACTTTTGCAGGCAACATACCAGAATCCGATGATAGTCACAGTAAAATGCCCGAGTGTTCAAGGTGGTATGTTAGAAAACGCAAAATTCAGAGTAAGCAAAAGAACAAGCGAAATGCATAAAACAGGATTAGATGAAGACACTTCCAAATCAAGATGGAAAGTGTCTTTTAATTTGATGCAAAAAGAATTAACAGCACAACAAAAAGCAACAGTAAATAAAGCAAAGGGGTTGAGTTAATGTACGAAACAAGTAAAAAGTGGAAACAAAATAGATATGAAAACCCAGTTTGTGCAATGAATATCTATATAGATGATGTACTAATAAATCCCGATTATATACTTGATTTTAAAAAGGGAGGAAATGCATTTGAAGAGGAATTTTGCCTAGGTGGCACACCAAGCCAATATATAGAAATGAAACTATATAAAGATAAAATACCTCTAATGCCTTCAAAAATCAAGGTAGAATATGGAATATTGATAAGTCACTCATTAACAGTAACAGAAGTAAATGCAATGTTGGTAGGAACATTAAATGGAATACCCGTTAAAAGTTTAAGTAGTAATAATAGTAGTTTTGAAATGATACCAATTGGAATTTATAATGTAGATGATTACACAGATAATGATGACAATACAATAACAATAAAGGCATTAGACAATATGATTAAATTTGAATTTAATTATAATGGGAAAGAATTGATAGATAAAAAAAATGAAGCAACACTATTAGAAGTTGCACAAGATATTTGTAATAAAGCAGGAGTAGAATTAGGTTCTACTTCTTTTTTAAATTCTGATAAAAAGGTATCTGTTTATGACAATACTGTAACAGCAAGAGAATACATTAGTTATATTGCAGAGAGTGCAGGTTGCTTTGCTTGTATTGATAGAGAAGGAAAATTATGTTTCAGAGAATTTGGTCAAGATGAAACAGAAATATCACTTGAAATGTTTGGAGAATATAAATGGGGTGAAGAATTTAAAATTTCAAAAGTATCTTATGAAGATGGGGTAAGAAGTTTTAAATTTGGAGATGACACAAGAAATAATCTTTGGATAAATCAAGAAAATATGTACATTGTTGACGAAGACCAAGTTCAAAAGATTTACAACAAAATAAAAGATTTGACAGTAAATACATTTGAAGGAAAAGTAATAATAGACCCTGCTATAGACATTGGAGACAAAATAGTTATAAATGGTAAAAATGTTTTTTATCAAGGTGAAATGTCATTAGAAGGAAGCTTTATTGCACAAATATCAAGTAAAATCCAAATAAAACAAAAAGAAGAAACAACCGTAAAAAAAGAAAGTCGAAAGGTTGTAAACAGAAGAGTTCAAAGCAGAATAAGTCAAGCAGAAGGAAAGATTGAACAATTAGTTGAAGAAACAACTGAAAATTCTGAAAAACTAACAAAACACGAACAAGATATAAACGGAATAACACAAAGTGTAAGTGAAGTAAAAACAGAAATAAAAACAGTAGATGGTAAAGCAGATAAAGCACAATCCACAGCAAACACAGCAAAGAGTACAGCAGATAGTACAAATAAAAATTTAAGTAATAATTACTATACAAAAACAGAAACAAATTCACAAATAACACAAAAAGCAGAAAGCATAACAAGTGAAGTAAGTAAAACATATTCAACAAAAACAGAAACATCAACGGCAAAAACAGAAGCAATAAATAGTGCAAATTCTAGTACAGATAACAAGTTAAAAGACTATACAGAAACAAGCAAATTGGGAACAGCAATAGAGCAAAACTATGAACATGTAAAAGTGGCATGGAATCAAATTTCAGACTTTATTCAAATGATGATAATAAATAAAAATGCTAGTTTAGCAATATTAGATAAAGATAAGAATGTAATGATGGCATTGGACAAAAATGGTCAACATTTTTATAAAAGTGATGGAAATACAGTGTTCGGAGAAATGGGAGTGCAAACAGTAGACAAACAGAATTATATAAGTTTTGCTGTTCCTACGGATTATGGAAAATCGGTAGAAGATGGAATGGCTTGGGGAGTAATAACATCAAGTGATGATAAATTCTGGCCAATAATGTATATAAAAAACTTTACAATGCCACCTAAAAATTCTGAAGGGTGCACGGGAGAAATGGTATTAGATGGATGTGACTTAGTATTAAATAGTGCAAATGCTGGGATAGTTGCTACAAATATAAAAATGCATGGAGACGCTATGCCAGGTTTATACATTGATGATACATCAACAGGACAACTTTTACTATCTATAATTCCTCAGATTGGCAATATCTATCCTTCTATATCTATATTAGATAAAATAAGTTTTTATGTTGATTTAGCAGGAAACCATACATTAAGAATTGGAGAGGAAAATTGCAATTGTACACTTTCTGATGATGGTTTTATTGTGTGTCGTCGACTTCATGTTGAAGGGAATATAACAGCAACTGGAGAGGTAATATCTAATAGCTCAATAAAGGTAAAAAAGAATATAGAAAGATATCAATCAAGAGCACTAGATGAAATATTAAAAACAGACATTTATATGTTTAATTATAAATCAGAAGAAAAAAGCAAAAAAACAATAGGCACAATAATTGGAGATGGATATAATTGTTCAAAAGAAATAATATCAAGCAATAAAGAAGGAATAAATTTATACTCTATGGTATCAATAGCTTATAAAGCAATACAAGAGCTACAAGATGAAATAGAAAAGTTACAAGCCAAAGATAAAGAAAAAGATAATATTATCCAAAGTTTAATAAAAAGAATAGAAACTCTTGAGAAAGGAGTAAATAAATGAGTGAAACAAAAAATTTAAAGTTATTTAAACATGAAGAACCTCTTGAAACTAATAACAATAAATTTGATATAGACAAAGCATTGAATAAAAATTGGGACAAGGTAGATGATTATGCAGGAGAGGCAAACTCAAAAATTGATTTAATAACAGAAATAATAGACTTACTCCCAAAAGTAAGTAACGAAGGAGAAAGTATAGCATTAGAAAATACAGCAAGAGCAAAATTTACGAAATTCAGAATTGGGGGAAATAGCAGTCAAGAAACAAGAAGTGGAAAGAATAAAATAATTTTTGATGATATAAAAGAAACTGTTAACCAAGGAATTACATGCTCAATAAAAAACGGAGTCATAACACTAAATGGTACAGCCTCTGGTGTAGTGAATTTTTATAGCAACCCAATTAATATTTCAGCTGGAAAATACACTTTGTCTAAAAATATGGGTGGAACATGGTCGTTAGGGACAGCAACTAGTTCACCTGCAATTCTTCTACAACGAAAAGAAGAAGATGGTTCATATACTACTGTTGAAGGAGGAGAACTAAAAGCATATTCTAGTGCAAAGAATTTTACTACTCTAGATTTAGCAGAGGGGACATATAGAATAAGAATATTTATTGCAATTAGTAATATTTTAAATAATTTTACATGGAGACCACAATTAGAAGAAGGAGAAAATTTTACTGGTTTCGAACAAGGTGGACTTATGCCTTCTGTAGAATTTCCAAGTGCTATAAAGAATGTTGACGAAAATATAGAAATAGATATATGTAATAAAAATCTTTTATCTAATAAGATTGAAGATTATGATATATCTAGTGGATTATATGGATATAGAAAAATAGTAGGAGAATTACGAAAAAAATATCTAGTATTAACAATTACAGATAGAGATACAAGTATTGATATAAATGAAGTGTACTTTGGCTTTACTGGAAATGGTAAAAATGGTGATGAAGAGAAAGCTTGGATTGTACAAAAAGGCTCTATATTAGGAGTTTTAGCAGGGAATAAAAGATATATATCTACTCAAAATTTCAAATATTTTAGCTTTTATCCTAACAATAAAGAGACGTTTAATAAGATATTTAATAGATTTAATATAGAGGTTGAATTATCTGATGAATCATCCCCTTCAAATTTTATAACACATGAATCTAAAAATCTTGTGTTTCCATTAACACAAGGTCAAAAATTGATGCAAGGAGACTATCTAGCAGATGATGGAATACATCATACGAGAAAACAAATTGTGTTAGATGGCAGTGATGATGAAAATTGGGCTGTTTGGACTGCTTCTTTAACAAATGTAGAAAGGTTTTACACGAATTTAGAAAAAAAACTTAAAGATAATGGAGCTTCACTTTGTAGCCACTTTAAATTTTCGAATATCAATTCAGACACGGAACATTTTAGCTGGTCGACTTCAGGTGAAATAAGAAAACAATTTGTAATATTTATAGATAAATCTAAAGCAACGACAGTAACAGAACTTAAAACTTGGTTATCGCAAAATCCTATTACAGTAGAATACGAACTAGCAGAAGAAGAGATAGAAACATATACAGAAGTTCAGAAAGAAGTATATGAACAAATAAAAAATGCAATAAGTTATAAAGGACAAACAAATATATTTAGTACGAATGAGATAAAGCCTATTTTTGAAGTTGAGGCATTAGCCGATATAGGACTATTATTAAATAATATGCAAGCTCAAATACTTGCAGGAGGTGAGTAAATTGAATACTAGTAAATTATTCAAAAATGCAATAATGAATTTATATAAATCAAAGATATATACTGTAGACTTTGCAATAATAAAAGCTAGTGATTATGCAGATAAAAATAAAATAACAGCAGAAGATTACGAAGAATTGATAACATATTTAGCAGAAGAACAGGAAAAACAGATGGTTGAAGAACAAAAAGAAAATACAATACAGAAGTGGAAAGTTAAAGAGATAGAGGAGGTGGGATAGTGAATAGCACAATAATAGTAGCAATAATAACAGTGCTACGGAGTTATTATTAATACATTAATATCAAATCAAACTAATAAAAAAATTGAGACA